TGATTTCATCAGAGTGTTTCTGTTGAGACGGATGACCGAACATGGTGTGCGTCCGTCGCACATCGCCAGTCACATCGATTCCATGGTGCTGGCCGCTTTTCATAAGTCGTCGCAAGACAGGGCGTATGAGGAGGGGCTACGCACCCAGCGGCGTGCAGGGTACCAGCGCGGTGCCGGCACGTTCCATTTGCCATAGGGGTGCCGCGTGTCCACTGGGGAGGCAGTGTGCTATTCAGGGGCCCCAGATCACCGGGGTCTACGCATACGCAGGTACCTGCCCATTAGGCCATGCGGTTCACAAGCTAGCAGGCTGCTTACGCCTGCTTCAGACTGTGTGGTGGCAGCGTTCCACAGGTCTGTTGACAACTTGGTGGCGGGGTTTAAGGAGCGCGTCATTTACACGGATGAACGTGGCACCCTGCCGCCCACCTGCCAGTCCAGCACAGACGCGTTGGTCGACTATGTAGATTCCGTAGCTAGCAAGATTGGTCCTTGCAGCCCTATCTCCCCAGCTGAGTACGCTGGGACGAAGTTGGGTTCCAAGCGTGCCATTTACTTGCGTGCTGTGGATAATCTGCAGAACAGGCCAATGCCGATGAGCAGGATGGCATCGCTTGCATTCTTTGTGAAGAGGGAGGCCACGCTTCACAGCAAGCGGCAGGTGCCGAGGATCATTTCCCCTAGATCGCCGGAGTTTAACGTGTTGCTGGGGAGATTTCTGCAGCCAGTGGAGCACCGCATCTATGATGCATTGGCGGCTGCGCGCGGGAGTGACGTCGTTATTGCCAAAGGCCTCACCCAGCAGAGGAAAGCTGAGCTCATAGTTAGCAAGTTGCAGCGGTATGGGTGCTGTGTTGGGCTGGATGCTAGTAGGTTTGACCAATCCGTGCGCGATGGGTTGCTCAGACTTGAGCACAGCCTTTACGCTAGGCTCTTCCCTAACAGGCGCGACTTAGCATATCTATTGAAGCATCAGCTCACTGTGCAGGGCTTTGGCAGGGTGCCAGATGGAGTTGTGCG